TATGTTGGAATAGCACAAGGTTTGGAAGAATCTTGTGGAGTGATTGACGACACTTTAAAACAAATAAATGAAGGAGATGAATAGCATGACTCATCATCATGGAGATAAAATTTATGCAGATAGTTTAACTAAATCAACTATTGCATCACATCAAGTGCCAAAACCCTTAAATTGGAAAGTATTAATACAACCAGCAGATATAGAAACACAAACTAAAGGTGGCATAATATTACCTGAACAAGCTAAAGATAATCAACAAATCTTAACTGCTCATGGTCATGTTGTTGCATTAGGTGAATTGTGTTACCGAGATAGAGATACTGGTGCGAAATGGAGACAAGAAACAACACCAAAAGTTGGAGATTTTGTTACATTTGGCAAATATGCTGGTCAAAAAATAGTAGTTAACAATGTAAGATTTATTTTACTGAATGATGACGAGATAACATCTATCTTGCCTGATGGTGTAAAAATAACTGCTTACATATAATATCCAAAGAAGGGAAATATTATGGATAATACAATAGAAGATAAGGTATTAGAAGAAGTTAATGCTGAAATAAATGAAAGCATTGATGATGCCAAAAACAAATTAAAAGAACAAGATATTGAAATAGAAGTATCAGATTCAAAGCCTGAACAACCAAAAGAAGAACAGGTACAAAAAGAAGAAACACAACAAAAGAAAAAATCAAAACCTCAATTAAATGATGAAGATTTAAGTGAAGCAGTACAAAATAGAATAAAAAAAATAGTAAGACAAAAAAAGATTGAAGAAGAAAAAAATGCTAAATTAGTTGATGAAATAAATTCATTACAAACAAGATTAGAAAAAATTGAACAAGCTAATCAAAAACAAGGGCAAAATCAATTACGAGAACATTATGATTTAACAAAAAAAGCTCTAGCAAAAGCAATTGAAGAAGGCGATACAGAAAAACAAGTTCAATTTAATGAACAACTTGTAGATATAAAAACAGCTATTGCCTTAGAAAATCAACAACGGACACAAAACGCTCAATCAAAAGTAAGTTCACCAACAGTTGGCAAAGCACAACAACAAGCAACTAATCCACCACCTGAAAAAGCTATGAAATGGTGGAAAGAAAATAATTGGTTTAATTCACAAGGTTTTGAAAAAGAAACAGCAATGGCAAGAGCTATTGATATTCAATTAGATATTGAGGGATATGACAAAGAAGATGATAATTATTATGAAGAACTAAATAATCGTTTACAAACTAAATTTCCCGAGTTAGTATCTACAAAGAGTGTTGTTTCTGAAAAGCCTAGACAAAGTAGACAACCAGTTGCACCGACTACGGGTGGTCAGGCATTAAAGAGCAACAGAATAAGAATGACTTCGGACCAATTAAGAATGGCACGAGAGTTAGGACTGACGGAGCCTGAGCAATTGAAAAAATATGCTAAAGAAATCCAATCATTAAGCAGGAAGGATGCCTAATATGTCAAATAATAAAACACGAAGTGATTTAAGAATATCAATGAGAGAGGAAGAAGCAAGACCTCAAACTCATTGGAGTCCACCAGCAGTGTTAGATGCTCCAAAAGCACGACCGGGGTATGTACAAAGATGGGTGGCTACCACGATTCTGGGTAAAGAAACACCTGACAACGTATACAAACGTATGCGAGAAGGTTGGGAACCAAGGAAGTCTGATACAGTAAAAGAACAACATTTCCCTACTATCAATCATGGGCAATGGGTTGGTTGTATTGGTATTGAAGGTATGCTTTTATGTGAAATGCCTGAAGAAAAGCATAAAGCAATGAAATCATACTACAATGACAAATCACAACAACAAAATGATGCTTTATCAGGAGAATTGGACTCATTAGGTCGGCGAGTTGGTCAACCTATCTATCAAGATAGGCAATCCAGCACTAGTCGTGGTAGACCAATGTCTGCCATGGAGGATTAACACTTAATTAAAAAGGAAGGTTATTATGGCAAATCCAAATTCACCTTATGGTTTAATACCCCTCCGTCATATGAGTGGACAATCACCTAGAGCAAACAAATATACTATTACATCAGGTTTGGCAGAAAATATTTTTACTGGCGACTTATGTATTCTTACAGCAGATGGTGTGATAACACCACATACTGCAACAGAAACAAATAATATAGGTGTTTTTGCAGGTGTATCTTACACAGCAAGTGACGGAAGTTATGTTTATTCACAATATTGGCCCTCAGGAACTGTAGCAACAGACATCATTGCTTATGTATATGATGACCCATATATTGTTTATCGTATTCAATCAGCAGGAACACCAGCACAAACAAATATTGGTAATTGTGCAGATGTTGTTGCCGGTTCAGGTTCTACTACAACAGGACAATCTGGTTTTAGTTTGAACGGTACAATGAGCAATGGTACTGCAACATGCAAAATTATTGGTTTATGGGACGACCCAGCTAATAGTTTCGCACAATATGCACAACTTGAAGTTCTAATCAACGAGCATGTCTTGAAACAGACTGCTGGTATATAATAGGAGATTTAAACAATGGCTATGAATAGAGCACAATTTGCAAAAATGCTTGAGCCGGGTTTAAATACTCTGTTCGGCTTAGAATATGACAGTTATCCAGCAGAATTCGCAAGAGTTTTTGATGCAAACACATCAAACAGAGCTTTTGAGGAAGATGTATTGTTAACAGGCTTTGGAAATGCACCTACAAAAAATGAGGGTGCGGCAGTAGCTTATGACACAGCATCACAAGGATATACTGCAAGATATCAACATGAAACAATCGCGTTGGCGTTTTCTATAACAGAAGAAGCAGAAGAAGATGGACAATATGGTTCAATCGCTTCAAGATATACAAAGGCATTAGCTAGAAGTATGTCTGCTACTAAAGAAATAAAAGCGGCAACTATTTTAAACAATGCAACAAGTGCTGGTGTATATGCTGGTGGAGATGGTGTGGCATTATTATCAGCATCACACCCAACTCAATCAGGCACTCAAAGTAATACACTTGCAACTGCGGCGGATTTAAGTGAAACATCTATTGAATCACTTTTAATTCAAATTGCAGATATGAAAGACGATAAAGGTCTTAGAATAGCGGCACAGGGACAAATGTTAATTATTCCTACTGCATATACCTTTACTGCTCAGAGAATATTGAATAGTGAATTAAGAGTAGGTACTTCAGATAATGATATAAATGCCTTACGTTCAGGTTCATATCTTCCACAAGGTTTTCACATTATGAGAAGATTAACTGATAGTGATGCATTTTTCATTAAGACAGATGTTCCAGATGGTTTGAAAATGTTCCAAAGAACACCATTAAAAAGAGGTGTAGAGGGAGATTTTGAAACAGGAAACGTACGTTATAAAGTTCGTGAAAGATATTCATTCGGTTTTACCGATTGGAGAGGTCTTTTCGGCACTGAAGGTGCGGCATAATTCCTCAGCATGGAATGAGAGAGGTTGTAGGTTGGCTCCAATCTCTCTCACATTTTAACCTTGACTACGAAAGTAGACACTAGCCACGACAAGGAGAATTTATATGGCTAAATCAACCTTTTCAGGACCAGTTGTATCTAACAATGGTTTTATGCAACTTGGTGCTAACAATGTAATTGATATTACAGCAGATACCACATTAACAGTAGATGCACATGCAGGTCGTATCATTGAAGTAAATGATGCAGACGGTGTTATAACATTACCAACAATCAAATCTTCTGAAATTGGTGCTAAATATACTTTTCTTATTCAAACAAATATGACAGGTAAAATTAAAACTGATGGCACAGATAAATATGTCGGTACAATAATGGTTGCAGTAGATGATGGTGCAAAAAAATCATTTGTGCCGGGTGCAACTAATGATGTTATTGATATGAACAATGGAACAAAAGGTGGTAAAGTTGGCTCTTATGTAGAGATAACTGCATTAGCAACTGCCGAATACATGGTTCAAGGCGTTTTAATAGGTTCAGGTTCAGTAGCAACACCATTCGCTGACAGTTAATAGGAGGTAAAAATGGCAGACATAGTTTCTTCCAAGATACTTTCTGAAAATGTTAGAGAAGTTGTTTATCAATTTAATTATCAATATGTTGATACAGGCAACGAATCTGCAGTAACTAAAATTGATGTATCAGGATTGCAACCAAATTCAGATGGAGACCCATGTACAGGTCTTAAAATTTTAGAAACTGATTTTAATGTAGCAGGTATGCAGATTAAAGTTCTAAAAGATGGTGACACTCAAGACCCTATAATGTTAAATCTTACAGAAGACCAAAGTGGTCGATTTGATTTTTCAGATGTAGGTGGATTGCCATCAACTACAGAACTTACTGAAGCAACTCGCACTTATACAGTTACAGTGGTTAATGATGGTGGTAATAAATTTGCTTTAGGTGGTGTAACTGCTCCAGCAATAAATTTATTAAAAAATCATACATATGTTTTTGACCAATCAGATAACACAAATGATGGACACCCATTAGCATTTAAAGAAGGTTCTGGTGGCTCTGCTTATACAACTGGTGTAACTTCTACAGGCACACCGGGACAAGCAGGTGCAAAAACAACAATTGTTACAACTGCTGATACACCTGATTTGTATTATTATTGTACTGTACATGGCGAAGGTATGGGAAATACTGCAACATTAGTTAATCCTACTGGAGATGTTTTGTTCACTACAGTTGGTGCAGGAGCAAATGATAGTTACCAAATAGTTATGAGATTGAAGAAAAACTATAAGGTGCAGTAAATGGCAACTTCTGGAACAGTTACATTTAGACCTAATGTTGAAGAAATAATTACAGAGGCTTACGAGCGGTGTGGTCTTGACATTCAAGCAAGAACTGGAGAACAAGCCATTTCTGCTCGTAGAAGTCTTAATTTATTATTTTCTGAATGGGCGAACAGAGGTATTAATTATTGGACTGTAACACAAAACACTTTAAATTTAGTGGCTGATACAAGTTCTTATAATTTACCAGCAGGTGTAATAGATTTTTTAGATGTTGTAATTTATGATAGTGCAGATGCTACAAGAACAGATACTATTTTAAATAGAGTTACAATATCTGAATATAATCAAATACCTAATAAAACAGATACAGGTAAACCTAATCAATATATGTTAGATAGAGGTAGACAAACAGGTTCTAATAATATTTATAAGATTTTTTTATGGCAAACACCTGATAAAAGCACTTATCGTCTAAATTAT